CTCTGGAATATGCGGAATTCATGGCTTATCGGGAACTGGTCGGCGAAGCGCAGGCAAGGGAAAGCTTCGGCCTTGGCGATGATGAGGATCCGATCGAGCACTTTGCGCTGAACCAGGATTATATTGCTCATTATGGTACGCCGAGACACAGCGGCCGGTATCCGTGGGGAAGCGGAGATAATCCCTATCAGCGGTACGCAAATTTCAAGGGAAACGTTGAGCGGCTGAGAAGTAAGGGCATGAGTGATACTGAGATCGCCAGAAGCATGGGGATGACCACCAGCCGTTACCGGGCCAAACTGAGCGTGGCGGAAGACGAAATGCGCAAGGAAAAGGTGGCCGAAGCGACCAGGCTGAGAGAAAAAGGGTATTCCTATCAGGCTATCGCCAACCGCATGAAGCTGCCAAATGAAAGCTCTGTCCGGAGCCTGCTGGATCAGAAGAGCAATGCCCGGATGAAGCAGACAGAGGCTGTGATCAACATGCTGAAGAGCGCTGTGGACGACAAGAAGTATGTCGACGTCGGCGGCGGCGTTGAAAAATATCTCGGCGTCAGCGAACAGAAAATGAAGAATGCCGTGCTCATTATGCAGGAACAGGGATACAAGGTTTCCAAGATCCGGCAGCGTCAGCAGGGAACGGAGAAACAGACCACGATCCGGATCCTGACAAAGGAAGACGTTCCGTATGGTGAGATCGCGGCCAACAAAGATAAGATTGCAATCCCGAATTATTACAGCGAGGACCACGGATTTACACTAACCAAGCTGGAGCCTCCAAGGCCTTTGGACGCAAAGCGGATTATGGTCCGTTACGCGGATGATCCGAACGGCGGAAAGCTGAAGGATGGCGTGATTGAACTTCGTCGGGACGTTCCGGATATTTCGCTTGGCGATGCGCTGTATGCGCAGGTTCGAATTGCGACAAAGAAGGACCCGAAATCCAACGATCCGACGCATTATCTGAAGGGCATGGCAATGTATTCCGATGCCAAGGACTGGCCGCCTGGTGTGGATGTTGTGTTCAACACGAATAAGCCTGCTGGCACGGAGCTATTTGGAAAAAGCAGTGACAGCAGCGTATTCAAACCGATCAAGGCCGGAGCGGATCCGTCAAATCCTTTCGGCGCCACCGTTCGGGATGACTCTGAACTGGTGAGAGCGCAGCGGCATTATATTGATGCCAATGGCGAAAGACAGCTGAGCTGCCTGAATATCGTCAACGAGGAAGGAAACTGGGGAGACTGGTCGAGAAACCTGAGCAGTCAGTTCCTGAGCAAGCAGAGACCGTCGCTGATTAAGCAGCAGCTGGACGAAGCGTATCGGATTCGGAAAGAAGAATTCGACGAGATTCAGAGCCTGACCAATCCGGTTGTGCAGCGTAAGCTGGCGGAATCCTTTGCTGAAGACTGTGATGCGGCCGCTTCTCATCTGAAGGGCGCGAGTATGCCGCGTCAGCGGACACAGGTCATTCTTCCTTTCCCGGGTCTGAAGGAGGATGAGTGCTATGCGCCGAACTTCATGGACGGAGAAAAGGTCGCCTGTATTCGTTATCCACATGCAGGCACATTTGAAATCGCTGAACTGACGGTCAACAACCGTTTCAAGGAAGCGGAAAAAGTGATGACCCGGAAGAATGGCGACTCAGCCATCGATATGATCGGCATTCATCCGAAGGCAGCAGAGAAGCTAAGCGGTGCTGACTTTGACGGAGATACAGTGATTGTTATTCCGAATAACGATAAGCGCGTTGTTTCCAGACCTCAGCTTGAAGCGCTGAAAAATTTCAGCCCTGATTATTACAAGCTTCCGGAAGATGCGCCGCCTGTTGATATGGCTCATGGTTTCCATAAGCAGAAGCAGATGGGCAGCGTCTCCAACCTGATCACGGACATGACGATTAAAGGCGCCAAGGATGACGAAATCGCCAGAGCCGTGAAGCATTCGATGGTGGTCATCGACGCGGAAAAGCATCATCTGGACTGGAAACAGTCGGAGCTGGATAACGGAATTGCAGAACTGAAAACAAAGTATCAGGGAGGTCCGAAGCGAGGTGCCTCCACTTTGATTTCCAAAGCAAGCTCTGAGGAAGACCCGCTTGCGAGAAGACTGATCACCAACCCGAAACGGATGACTCCGGAACAGCGGGAAAGATTCTACAACGGAGAAAAGATATACGAACCAACTGGCCGAACGTATACTAACAAAGCCGGAAAAGAAGTACCAAGCATCGTGAAGTCCACCAAGATGGCGGAAACTAACGATGCTTTTACATTATCATCCGGTACTTTGCAGGAAACGATCTATGCTCAGTTTGCCAATAAACTGAAGCGTCTCGCCAACGATGCCAGAAAGGTCGCGATCTTCTCTGAACCGTTTAACTATTCACCTTCCGCTAAAGCGGCTTATGCTGATGAAGTTGCGTCGTTGAACGAAAAACTTTACAAGGCTGAATTGAATCGTCCGCTTGAAAGAAAAGCCCAGCTGCTCGCTAATAAGTGGGTTCAGGCAGCCAAAGAAGCGGATCCGACAATGGACGCGGATGATATCAAGAAGCTTCGTGGTAGAAAGATTACTGAAGCACGAGCACACGTTGGTGCCGGTAAAGACCAGATTAACATTACGGACAGGGAATGGGAGGCGATTCAGCATCGCGCTATTTCCCATAACAAGTTGTCCAGAATTCTGAACAACGCTGACATGGACAAAGTCAAGCAGCTCGCAATGCCTCGTGAGAGTAAAGCGATGTCTGCTGCAAAGATTTCAAGAGCCAGATCGATGATGAAGCAGGGAGCGAAAACGGCCGAAGTTGCGGAAGCACTTGGTGTATCTGTTTCTACTCTTCAGAAAGCCCTTTACGAGTGATGCCTCATCAGGAAAGGAGCAAAAGTTGGCAAGATCTATTGCGTTAACCACTACGGACAATCCGTATGATCCGATTGATCAGTACGATCAGTGGAGGCGATTCGATTCGGTAGAGCATGATTACAAGACAGAAGACTATTTGGATCGAATTACTCATACGACAACGGAGCTTGGCGAGGAACTGTACCTTGAAGACATTGAGAAAGCGATCGATGAAGCTGTTGCTCTGGATCTGATCTCGTGGATCTACAAGGATGTTTCCTACATGAAAGTGGTTCATGAATGAATTCCGAATATAAAAATATATAACGGAATATAAGGACAATATAACTATTTATAATACCCATATAATGCATGGGGGGAGGGGTCCGCTTGGGCAACCCCCACCCCACCATCGCGGCGGTCCCAGAAAAATCCCCGGGGGTAAAAATTATATTTTTGCCTCCGGCTTTTTTCTTTGGGCTGAACATGGATTTTCTCTTTTTCCGCATATTTCAATGAGGGCCGGTTCCATCCAGCTGCCTACTGGACGTTTTCTACATCATCCTCCTTTTCAGATAGATGCGCCACCTCACCGGCCCTCTTTAAAGTATGCGGAAAGTGACAGCGGGAGACAGGAACCCCAGGTGAAAGTTTGCTTCGCCAGACAGAAAGGAGCTCGGAGGAGGTGTGAAGTCTTTGGCTGGAAGCAGGAATAATACGGATCAGCCAGCTGTAAGACGGCGCCCACCTGCCACGAGCCCGGAACAGCTCGAAAAAAGGTTATATTCTCTGGCAATGGCCCAGATCGAAGAACAGTTAGTGGAGAAGAGAGCTTCGTCGCAGGTGCTTACCCAGTTGATGAAGATGGCCAGCGTACAGGCTGAGCTTGAAAAGGAGAAACTGCGGAAGGAAATTCTGCAGCTGGAAGCCAAGACGAGATCGCTCGAAGCGGAAAGCCGGATGGAGCAGCTGGCGGCCGGTGCAATTGAAGCAATGACGTCTTATGGCAGAAGCATTAACCACATGGACGAGGATTGTGATGATTAAGAGCTATCGGGAAATGATTCAGCTGAAATCCTTCGAAGAACGGTTCGACTATCTGAAGCAGGGCGGACTGGTTGGAGATGCTACATTCGGGTCACATCGATGGCTGAATCAGGTGTTATATTCCTCTCCTGAATGGAAGCGGTTCCGGCCTCAGGTGATCGTTCGGGACAACGGATGTGACCTTGCCATGGAAGGCTACAGCATCGACGGGGACCGGATCATCATCCACCATCTGAATCCGTTGACCATCAAGGACGTTCAAAATAGAGACCGGAAAATATTTGATATGGACAATGTGGTCTGTGTGAGCTATCGGACACATGAGGCAATTCACTACGGCGACAGAGATTTGCTGCCGGCCGTACCGATCGAACGGAGACCCGGCGATACCCTTTGCTGGAAATAATTGAAAGGAGGCATCGGCATGGCCGATCACATGGAAAGCAGTATTCTTTTTACGATCAAGAAAATGCTGGGCCTTGAGGTGGACTATGATGCTTATGATATTGATGTCATGACTCATATCAATTCTGCGCTGATGACTCTGCAGCAGCTGGGTGTCGGACCGGAACAGGGAATGTTCATCACAGGTCCGATCGAAACATGGGACGACTTTTTTAACCCCGGGCAGATGCTGGAAGCAGCAAAGAGTTATATTTACTATCGCGTTCGGATGGTGTTCGATCCTCCGACCAATTCATTCGTGATGGACAGCCTTCAGAAAAACTGCGATATGCTGGAATGGCGTCTGAAGGAACAGGCACGTTTCTTCGATGCAGAAAAAGGTAAATATGTTCGGCGCGCTCCGGAACCTGTTCAGGGAGAGCCTGAAGCCATGACCGAGCAGACAACAGGCGTTACCTTAGACGGTTCTTCTGAAGTCGTTGATTACACTGAGCTGGCTGGAAGTGTTTTCCGTGAAGGCAACATCGGCGGTCAGGCTGTACACTTTGAGCGGGATAGTATCACGCCGATCGAGGATGAAGTTGGACAGTATTCCGTGATGAAGGGCGGGTGCTGAATATGAGCATCAGCAACATAGCAGCTCTGATCGTCATTGCATTCCTGTGTGTCGGAATCTCTGAAACCTTCTTCGGGAAACGGAGGAAGTGATAAAGATGCTGTCCAATACGGCGACTCCGATTTACTACGAACAGTTCAGAGCGGCCGTTCTGCGTGGAGACATCCGGGTCTGCAATGAAGTCAGCATGGAGATGAACCGCATTGACTCGCTGATTCGGGATCCGAAGTATTACTATGATGATGAAGCGGTAGAAGGCTGGATTCGGTTCTGCGAAAAGGAGCTGACGCTGACAGACGGCGAAGAATTCCATATGCTGGACACATTCAAGCTGTGGGGCGAACAGATTTACGGATGGTATTACTTCGATGTACAGCCAACTCCGAAAAAGATGGCCAATGGCCGCTGGGGATACGTCAATAAGCGGGTCAAGAAGCGGCTGGTGAATAAGCAGTACCTGATCGTTCCCAGAGGTGCCGCCAAATCGATGTACGACGAGTGCCATCAGGCTTATTGGCTGACGGTTTACACAAAGACCACCCATCAGGTGACAACCGCGCCGACCATGAAGCAGGCCGAAGAAGTGATGAGTCCTTTCCGGACCGCAATTACACGGGCGCGTGGGCCGCTGTTTCAGTTCATGACAGAAGGGAGTCTGCAGAACACGACCGGCAGCAAAGCCTCGAGGCAGAAGCTGGCGAGCACGAAGCTTGGTATTCAGAATTTCCTGACGAACAGTCTGCTTGAGATTCGCCCGATGAGCATCAACAAGCTGCAGGGGCTTCGCTGTACGGTGAGTACGGTTGACGAATGGCTGAGTGGAGATACAAGGGAAGATGTCATCGGTGCTCTGGAGCAGGGTGCGACGAAGGGCAATCTTCCGGACTGGCTGATTATTGCAACATCTTCTGAGGGTACGGTTCGAAACGGCCCGGGGGATGATATCAAAATGGAGCTCATGAAAATCCTGAGAGGGGAGTATGTGAATCCGCATGTTTCGATCTGGTATTACAAGCTGGACAGCAAGGACGAGATCGAAGACATCAACATGTGGATCAAGGCGAACCCGAATCTGGGAAAGACTGTGAGCTATGAGACCTACCGGTTGGATGTTGAACGGGCGAACAAGGCGCCAAGCAGCAAGAATGATATTCTGGCGAAGCGGTTCAACATTCCGATGGAGGGTGCAACCTATTTCTTTACCTACGAAGAAACACTGCCCCATCGGAAGCGGGATTTCTGGCAGATGCCTTGCGCGCTTGGCGCAGACCTTTCACAGGGTGACGACTTTTGTGCCTTTACTTTCCTGTTTCCGCTGGGGCGGGGTTCCTTTGGCGTGAAGACTCGCTGTTATATTACTGAACTGACTTACATGCGGCTGACTCAGGCGATGAAGGCCGCTTATGATAAGTTTATTCGGGAAGGCAGCCTGATCGTCATGCCAGGAACCGTGTTGGATACCATGCAGGTGTACGATGATCTGGAAACTTTTATTCATAAGAGTCAGTACACAGTGATTTCCTTTGGATATGATCCTTACAATGCGCGGGAGTTCGTCGAACGCTGGGAGCGGGAGAACGGGCCGCTGGGTATTGAAAAGGTCATCCAGGGTGCAAAGACGGAGAGTGTTCCACTTGGTGAACTGAAGAAGTTAGCGGAGCAGCGACTGCTGATCTTTGACCAGGAAATCATGAAATTCACGATGGGCAATGCGATTGCCCTTGAGGATACGAACGGAAACCGGAAACTCTGGAAAAAGAGATACGACCAGAAAATCGACTCGGTAGCCGCGCTTCTCGACGCATATGTGTCGTATAAGCTGAACCGGGATCTTTATGAGTGAGGTGAAATCAATGGATTATCAGGACATTAAGTATAGTTCAATTCTTTCCCACAGCGAAGAAGAAAAAAAGAAAACAATTGGC